GTCGAACGCAGGCGTTGGTGGCGTGGGTCAAACCTCGTCGTTCTTCTCCTCGACCTCGGCTTCGACTTCGTTCGGTGGCGTTTCGCTGAACCGTCCTACCAAGATCACCTACGCAGCCGACAAGATCGTCAAGTCGTTCGTCGAGCAGGGTCTGTCTGACAGCGTTTCGCTCCAGGCTGAGTTCGCTGGACAGGGCTACACCGACCTTCGTCAGTTGTCGCACACGGCTCTCATCTGGTCGCACTTCCTCGCCGAAGAGCGCAACATGATGAACGCTGTTTCGACCGCTCTGCCCACCACGGGCCTCGGCACCGCCACTGGTGCTGTGGACTCGACGGGTTCAGGTCTCCCTGCCTCTGGCACGGGTACTGTGCAGGTCACGTTGTCCTCGGCTTACGGTGAGACCCTGCCTGTTTCGGCTGGAACCATCACCTGCGCTGGAACTGGTGCAAAGGTCACTTGGACGGGAACTGCTCCTTACGGCGCTGTTGCTGTGAACATCTACGTCACCGTCGGCTCGACCGTCTACCGTGCTTCAACGGTGTCGCTCGCCTCGGGTGTGACGGGCCTTGCCTTCGCAACCTACGCTGCTGGCGTTCCTGCTGCTGACGGCTCATACAACGCCTACGCTGCTGGCGCTAACTCGGGCTCAGGCTACGACGGCTTCATCAGCACCATCGCTCAGTCTGGTGGCTACCAGGCTCAGTTCAACAACACCGTGTCGTCACAGAGCGAGCCTGCTGGCTTCGTGCAGGACGCTCTCGTGAGCCTCTACAACAGCACGATGGCTGACCCTGAAGTCATCTTCACCAGCGCCTCGGTTCGCCGTGCGCTCTCGAAGGCCCTGCAGTCCACGGCTGTCTCCAGCACCTCCTACCGCTTCAACTACGCCACGGGTTCCGACGGCGTGAGCATCGGTGCGATGGTGACGGGCGTTGCAAACGAAGCGACGGGAACCATGCTCGATTTGGTCACGCACCGCTTCATCCCACAAGGCACGATGGTCATCCACCAGAAGCAGTTGCCTTTCCCTGACTCTGGCGTGTCGCAGACCGTCGAAGTCCACAACGTCGTAGACTCGATGATTATCGAGTGGCCTCAGATCGGCTTCACCTACGACATCAGTTCCTACACCTACGGCTCGCTCGCTTTCCGTGCGCCAGCCTGGTCGGGAATCATCACGGGTATCACGGGCTGATAACCCACCCATCGCTAGTCCCCTGGACAGGCTGAGCGCCGCAGGGGACTAGCACCGAGGGTTGAGCAGGGCGGTGGGGTTTCCTCCCCTTTCCTCCGCCGCCTTGCTCCCCTCCTCGAAAGGAGAAAACATGAAACTCGTCGGCTCAGACAGAGGCCTCAAAGAAGTGACCGTCAATGACGGTGCAGTAATCCAACGCCAGAAAGACGGCACGTTCCACGTCGAGGGCGAGACAGCACGGATGCTCGTCAAGTCGGGCGACTTCGCTGTCGCAGGAACGAACTTCAGCCACGTCCGTCAGGGCTTCAAGTGCCTCGACTGTGGCTTCAACGCACTCATCAAAGACCGTTGCGGCAAATGCGACGGCACGAACTTAGAGGAAGCCTAGATGGTCATCGCCCCGTTCTTCAGCACCGAAGGCATCGTCGAGCCATACGTCTCCCTCAACGAAGTCAAATTCTCCGCCACGGCGGCAGCCATCGACTTCAGCAACCTCATCGAGAACGCCTCTCAGGTGGCCCAAGACCGTGCGCTCCAAGAGACCATCGTGCGAGCCTCGTCAAAGGCCGACACCTACTGCTACGGCAAACTCGGCACACTGAACGCCACCTCGAACACCGAGAACGGCTGGTATCGCCCGAACCGTGACGGGAACCTCGTGTTCACCCCCTCGTTCTCACCAATCCTCGCAGTCACCGACATCCAAGTCGGCTGGGGGCCTGGTGACGGCCTGAGCGACATCACCCTCAGTTCGTCCAACGTCGCCATCGACCGTGACCAGTTCACCCTCACCGCCCCCTCGACGCTCGGGCTCTACTTCGGCAACCTCGGCATCGCTGGTGGACGCTGGGGATACCAGACGAACATGTGGTGTCAATACACCTACATCAACGGCTGGTTCAACTCGTTCACCTCGACCTCGACCACCGCAGGCTCGACCACGCTCGTCGTGAACGACGCTACGGGCATCTACCCTGGCATGAACTTCACTATCTGGGACGGCATGAACGACGAGTACGTCACCGTCTCAGAGGTGAGCGGCACGAGCATCGTCCTGACCTCGCCGACGAAATACAACCACGGCGCAGGCGTGAACGTCTCGACCATGCCTGCCGCAGTCAAGCAGGCCGTCATCCACTTCGTCGTAGCGATGATTAAGGAACGTGGGCAGGGCGGTCTGGTCATCAACGAAATCGGCGAGCCAGGCGCAGTCTCAAGCCGTGAGCAGTCCTCGATGACCGACGAGATGCGAGCCTACGACCTGCTCGAACCGTTCAAGGTCATCGGTGGTCGTCAATGAGCCGCACAACAGTCCGAGCGCAGTTCATCGACTACCTCAACAACGCTGGCATCACCTATCTGTCAGAGGTCAAGAACTTCCCAGCGAAGTTCACCCCCGAGGGCGACTTCTACCAGAACGAAGACCCAGGACACCAGCAGGGCTGCATCGTCTACCCCTACATCGAGACGCAGAGCGAGAAGCGCATCGAACTGACGGGAGCCACGGGCGGCGGCAAGGAAATCACCTACGAGGTGGTGTTCACCTGCATCTTCCGTTCCAACAAGCGCAAGACCGAGGACGCTGGCGTAGACGCTGAGACCTTCCTCGACTCGTTCACGAACGCCATCCGTGCGTCGAAGAACTGCGGCGGCAACGGCCCTATCTTCCAGTGGGGAGAGGGAGCGACCAACGGTGGCACAGACATCGAGGTCACGGCGTACTACCCACGCCAAATCAACGGATCAGCGAGTGCTACGCAGGTAGTCTCGTCGGTTCGTGTTCGCATCATCGAAATCACCAACTCCAACTCGTACATCTCCTAAGGACACCTATGTTCACCTTCACCGACAGCCAAGAGCGCATCTACCCCAACCTGTTCGACGCAGAGGGGAACGTCCTCGTCGCAGTCCCCAACGTCACCACCCTGGCAACTGACCCAGGTGACGGACGCTGGACTGCTTCAGCACCTGCGCCACAAGCCACGCAGACGGCCCCAGAAGCCCCTGTAGCGGACGCAACACCGACCACCGACCCAACCACCACCAACTAAGGAACAGACATGGCAAACAACGCCTTCCTCACAGCCAACTCGTACCTCGGAATGGTCATCGAGACCACCGAGGGAACGCTCCCGACGACTGGCACGGCCTACTGGCTCCCCGTCACGTCGCCGCAGATTACGCCGAACCAGATGTTCCTGCGAGACGAAGCGCTTCGTGGATCTCCCACGACGGTCTACGACCAGGTGCAGGGTGTTCGTCACGACGAGTTCGAGTTCAAGTCCTACCTGTTCGCTGACACCTTCCCCGTTCTGGTGCGCTCCATCCTCGGTGGCTCAGACACCAAGACTGGCTCAGGCCCCTACACCCACGCCATCAAGGTTTTGAACAACGCCGCTACGGGCTCACAGCCCCCCACCTACTCAATCCTCGACTTCGACGGTGCGAACTACTTCACCGTCTCGGGCGCACAGGCCGACTCACTGGGCATCACCTTCGGCGCTGACGCTGCTGCCGAGGCGACCATCAAGTACCTGGGCAACCCCTATGTCTCCTACACCTCGGCTCCCACGGTGTTCGCCACCCAGAGCCTCTCGACGGAACACCTGATTCCTGCTTGGAACACTGTCGTCACCATCGGCGGCACGACCTACAGCAACGTCTCGACGGGCGAAATCACCATCAACCGCAAGACGCAGGCCATCTTCACCCTCGGCACTCAGGCTCCCTACAACCTGTTCGCTGGGCCCATCGAGGTCACGGGTAAGTTCACGTTCGTCATCAACAGCACCTCAGACGTGTTCTCGACGGGCTCAGGAGCCTACGGTCTGACCCGTTCGCCCGAGGCCATCGTCGTCACGCTGACCGACCCCAACGACCAGACCTCCAGCACCAACCACTCGGTTTCGTTCACCATGTCGGCTGCTCAGATTATGAACATCAAACGCACCCGTGGCAAGGAGTTCACGGAACTCGAAGTTGAGTTCACCGCCAACGCCAACCAAACGGACTCAACGACGGGATACTCACCTATTCAGGCGACTATCATCAACGGCGTATCTGGCTCGTACTAATAACACCAAAGGGGAAACATGCCTATCGTCCAACTACCAAACAACCAGTCAGCAGTCATCTGCGCCCGTGAAGAAATCACCGAGCGAACCACTCGGGCCATCTCTCGTGCGTACATGAAGGCGGCTGGCACGGCTGCGAAACTTGCCATCCTCGGCTTCGACGACAAAGACCCCAAGACGTGGGGCATCTTCGCCGACATCTCCGAGGACGACCAGGCGAACCTCGACGGCTATCAGGCGCAACTCATCGTGGGTCTGGTGAAGCAGTGGACGCTGGGCGAACTGCCCACGCTGGAGAGTGCGTTAGACCTGCCTAAAGCAACGTTCGACGCACTCTCTGAGGCGTGTGCCATCGAGTTCAACGGATCTAGCGTGGACACGGAGCCAGCGATAGACCCTTTAGTCCCTACCGCCGACTGAGCAAACTCAAGGCCGCCCTCGAAGGCAAGTCCACCGAGGTAGACGCTGAACTGCTCGCCCTCTATCGTGAGCATCGGTTCCGCAAGACCTACGGCGGCAGTCACGAGGACTTCCTCAAACAGCCTCGGCAGGTCACAGACTGGCTCCTCGCTATTGCTCGCATAGAACAGGAAGCCCAGAATGGCTAACGGCATCGAGGTCAATGACGGGGGATTCCTCGACGCACTTCGCATGGACAAGAAAGCCGTCGGCGATGCGGCGCAACGCTTCGTCCGTCAGGGCGGTGAGGTCATCGCTGGCAACGCTCGCAAACAGTTCATCGGTGGCAAGGAAGCGCAGGCCACTGACTCATGGCGCTCGGACGCTTGGCCCATCCCCACTCGTCGCACGGGACAACTACAGAACTCCATCCGAGTCTCTAAGGTCTACAAGCAGGGCTCGTTCTGGGTCTCAGAAACAGGCCCCACAACGGTCTACGGGCGCAGAGTGGAACTCGGCTACACGGGGACAGGTCACTTCCCCTACTACACCACTCGCTCGTTCCCGTACATGCGACCAGGACTCGAAGATTCCAAAGACGAACTCACTCGTCTCTACGCATCGCTCATCGGATCAGCACAACAACTCTAAGGGAAGCCCATGCCTCTATTACCTCCAGTTATCGCCACACTCCTCGCTGACACGAAGGAATACATGGCGAAGATGGACGAGGCCGAACACAAGATGGGCAAGTTCGGCGCTGCGTCGGACGTTGCTGGGGCAAAGTTCAACAAGTTCGCTAATCTTGCTTCGGACGCTGTTATCGGAGTGGGCGCAGCCATCACTGCTTATGGCGTAGACAAGGCCATCGAGTTCCAGAAGTCGCTCGACGCACTCCAGAACCAGGCAGGCTACACCGCCAAGCAGGCTGACGAGGCTGGCAAGTCCATCCTCAACATCTCCAACGCCACGGGCATCGCCTCATCGAACATCGCCAGCGCCTACCTCCAAGCGGCAAAGGCTGGCATCTCGCAGGCCCATGCGCAGCAACTCATCAACGACGCAGCCGAAACCGCCGTCATCACGGGTGGCGACGTGACCTCGACGACGCAAACTCTCATTGGCATCGAGAACCTGCAGATCGCTAAGGGCATGAGCGTCGCTCAGGTCTCTGACCTTATGGTGATGGCGAACAAGCGTCACGTCGGCTCGCTCGACACCCTCACCTCGGCGCTGACGGGCAAGGTCGGTGGCGCACTAGCGGCGGCTGGCGTGAACCTGGCAGAAATCGCCGCAGTCTCAGAAGTGGCATCTCGGGCTGGATACGACAGCGCCAAGTCCTACACCGCTCTCGCCACGGGACTGAACAAAATTGAGAGCCCGACTGCTAAGTCCGCTAAGGCTATGGGGCTCCTCGGCATCAACGCCCAGACCCTCGCCACTACCGCTCGCCACCCTGGCACGGGTCTCGTGGACGTGCTGGAGTATCTTGAGAAGGTATCCAAGCGCACGGGAACCTCGATGAACACCCTCATCTCGGGAACGTTCGGCCCTGGCTCTGTCGGCATGGTGACTGACTTGGCAAACCACATCGGCACGTTGGCTGGCAACGTCAAGGCTCTGGGCGGCGCATCTGGTGGTGGTCTCCAGTCTGCGTTCTCTGTGGCCTCGAAGCAACTCGACGTTCAGATGAAGATTATCGAGCAACGCCTCATCAACTCGGCGACTATGTTCGGTCTGAAACTCATGCCCTACGTCGCAAACGCCGCCAACGTGCTGACAAACTCAATGGACTACCTCGCAAAGCACCCTGCGGCTGTCGGTCAAATCGGCATCGGCATCGCTACCGCCCTCTCGGGTGCGCTGGCGTTCAAGGCTGCTGGCGTAGGTGTGACCATCGCTGAAGCGTTCGGCGCAACCATCGCAGGCGGCACAGCCCTCCTCATCGGTGCGGCAGTCTCGGCAGGTGTTCTGGGCGCTCTGGAAATCTGGAAGTACGGCAAACAGCCCGAGTCCGATTACCTCAAGGCCCACAACGAACTTCAGCGCAATAAGGCTGGCGGTATCTACGACATCGCCGCTCTGGTGGTGAACACCATTACGAGCGCCGCTAACCACGTCATCACGAAGTTGCCAGGCAACCCCTACATCCCTGCTCTGCCCATCCTCGGGTCTACGGTCACGAACAGCACTCAAGCACCTGGCATGCTCGGCAACCTCAGCCCACTCTCGCCAGGCTTCAAGGGCAAGACGACCATCAACGTCACCGTCGCCCCGAAAGGCAAGGCTAAGTCCTAATGCCGACCTTCGATAACACCTCGGGTCAAGACGAGACCATCAACATCAACATCGACATCGACGCTATTGTCGCTGAGTTGGTCAAGCACCCCACGTTCATCAAGGCCATCGCCCTGCACATCCGCACCGCTCAGACCAAAGACGTGCGCCGCATGGGCAACCTGTACGGCTCTAAGGCCGACAAGCCCAAGCCAGCGCCGACCACGAAGCGGAGACTGTCGTGACGCTGAACTCGCTCCCCGTCCTCGATGTCTGGATCGCCTTCAACCCCACCGAGGGCGGCGCATCCCTGACCAACGCTAACCAGCAGGCCCTACCAGCCTCGGGCTCGTCGAACTCGTACTGGACATGGATAGGCAGTTATGTCCGTGACTTCGCCACCAAGTCAGGGAAGCAGCACTACCTAGATCGAGTGGAAGCCACCACGCTTCGCATGACGCTCAACAACCGAACGGGCTTCTTCACGAACGGGTCGGTGAACGGCACGTCCTACACCATCGCCCCTCGGATGCCCATCGCTGTCCAGGCAACGTGGGACTCGACGACCTACCCAACGTTCTTCGGCATCATCTCCAGCGTCACGGAGAAACTCGCCGACGCTCTGAACTCCGACCTCGACATCGAGGCCAGCGACCTGCTGCAGTACCTCAGCCTCAAGTACCTGCACCGCCCCTCATTCTGGGAAGGCTTCGCTACCTCGACCTCGACGGCTAGTTGGTATCGCTGCTCGAACTACGCCCTCGCCACCGTCACCTCGGCAGTCGCCAACGGCACGAGCATCACCTATCAGATTGTGGACTCCAGCGTGAACTTCACCACGGGGCAGAACGTCACGGTCACGGGGCTCTCAGGCAACACCTTGCTCAACGTCACGAACGTCACCATCACGGGAACCACGGTCTCGGGCGGTATCGTCACGGCCTTCACCGTCGCTTCCAGCCTGCCCAACGGCACGGCGGCGACCTCATCAGGCGTGGCCTACATCACTACGCTCCACGACTACGTTGGCAGTTCCCCTGGCTACTTCCTCGGACAAGTCTCCTACCCTGACAACGGCGTTCTCATCTACGACACCGACGGCTGCGTCAGCCTCTCGGGAACCTCGAACGTCGCCACGGGCTCGCTACAGTTCGACCCTGCTGGCGGCCCCGACTACGGCGGCATCGACTTCTGGATTCTGGGTCAGCAGGTACAGGGCAACACCCTGCTCCAAATCGACTACGGCTCACCAGTGAACTACATCACCCTCGGCATCAACACGCAGGGCTTCATCCAAGTCAAATACAGCAACGGTACGCCCACGGTGGTCGGCTCGCAGGTGAACGACGGC